GAATTGTAAAAAATTAATCATGGCAAAAATTAAAGATGCAATTACTAAAAAAGTAAAAATTAAAGTTTCCAGAACTGGTGTTCATGCAAAGACTAAAAGATCAAAACTTAAGTCTTCAAAGAATTATAAGAAGTTATACCGAGGTCAAGGTAACTAAATAAAATTATGAAGAAAATTGACATGGGTAAGTACATCTTACTCATTGGTAATGATGCTACTGAAATCTTTGACTATTATAAAGTCCCAGAAATGCATGGTCTTAACCGTGCAGATGCTCAAGCAGAAGAAGTAGACATGACTAATCCTAAAAATGGAGATCAAGGTAATGGTGTTTACATATATGGATTAACTAATTATGATCCGGCAGATAAAAAACTTACTGCTAAAGATCCTTACAAACCATTCTTGTTTATAAATTTAGGTACCTTTAAAAAATATTCTGTTACAGAAAAAGCTACAGGAATCATGCATGAGACAATGCACATGAGTATCTTATTAAATAACTGGGATATAAAAGATAAAGAAGAAGAAGTTATTACCTTTGCTGAAGAAGAAGCAAATAAAATTATTGAAAAACTAAAGACTACTAAAGTAGAACAACCAAAAAAAAGTTTCTTTTCTAGAAAATAATATGGCCCATATAGAACACAATTTTTTTCCTTTAAAAGTATTTATTAGAAATGAGTATTTATATCAAGGTAAAAAGGGACATGGAGAATTTACCCCAGGGGTAGTAATATCTGTAAGATGTATGCCGGGACAAGCAGCATTGTTTCAAGTACTTTTAGAGAACGGTGCACTTAGAGATAAATTACCAAGTCATGCACTTTTGACAGAACCAAAAACTCCAAAACCAGATTTACCATTTCATTTTTTACAATTATGGAATTGTTTTTCTTATAATTTTACTCTTATAACATTATCATATTTGTATGATACTCCAGTAGAAATATATATGAAAGATCACAAATTTTATTCAGGAAGTTATTATGCTACTATTAATTGGGGAGCAAATGATCTTAACACAGATTTATCTTTATCTGAAGATTCAATGGAACATAAAAGTCATCACATTATATTATTAGATAATGGTCAGATTGCACTCCAGCCTAATAACAGAATCAAATGGTCTGAACCTTCATTTGTTACTAAACCTTTTCCAGAAAAACCAGATTACTTAGTTTGTAAAGATTGGTATAATTGTGAAGGATTTGATAAATGGCATACAGAAGATTCTGATAGAATGTTTTATGATAATGAATAATATACTTTTGTATAAGTAAATAATTTTTAGTATATTATAATATAACTTATAAACTTATGGATATCTTAAATTTTATTTCTTGGATTAAAGGAAAAAGAATAGTAACTTCTGTTGATACAGATAAATCATTAATTCCTATTGGTTTTAAAGATGATCGTAGAGATGATGATTATTTAGCAATAGCAATGACTGTAAAAGATTTTGGTTATGCAATACAAGGTGCAGAACAAACAACAGGTTTAAATATTAATTATACAAATCAAAAAATTTACAATACTGCTGTTTCTCCTGGAACAGGTAATATTACAGAAAATTTATCAGATGCAAAACTTGGAATAGTTCAAAAAATTTATCATAATAGTCTTATTGCACCATCTACACCATCAACTTGGGTATTAATTGGAGCAGGAATTTATGTACCTGGCACTTTAAATATTATTTATGCAGAATGGAATAGTTCTACTAGAGTTGAATATTGGATAACTCAATAATTTTTAAACATGTCAATAGCAAATAGATCTATTACTATATATTCAGCAAAAGCATTTATTTCCACATGGGATACTTCTATTGTATATACCGGTTCTACTGCTAATAATCAAATTCAGTTACCTCTTATTTCAACTGGTATATACAAGTTTACAGTAGACTGGGGAGATGCTACTTCAGATAATATTACTATTTGGAACCAAGCACAAGTAACACATACATATGTTACACCAGGAGTATATACAGTTACTATTACTGGTTTTATTAAAGGTTGGGATTTCTCAGGGTTTGCATTAACAGTTGGAGCTGTAACTGGTGACAGAAGAAAACTTTTAAATATTACACAATTTGGTTGTCTTGAGTTTGTTACATATACTAATACAACAACTACGGCAGGTGCATTTTATGGATGTATTAACCTTGATTTATCAAGTGTGCAAGATCAGCCAAACTTTAAAAATTGTACATCTATATTAGGATTTTTATTTGGTTGTTTAGCTATTAATACAGTAGCAAATGTTAATAAATGGGATGTATCTAAAATTACTTTTTTTAGGAATACTTTTAGAGAATTACCTTTGTTTAATGATAATGTAGGTAATTGGAATATGTCCAAAGCTATTAATCTTGGTAATATGTTTAGAGGTAGTACAACAGTAGCACCTTATGGTACATTTAATAACGGTGGGTCAGACTCAATTAAAAACTGGGATACTAGTAATGTTACTGATATGACTCAAGTATTTTATAGTCAACCTGATTTTAATCAAGAAATTGGTTTATGGAATGTATCTAATGTAACTAATTTTACTGGTTTCTTAAACACATATACACCAGTATTACCCGTAACATCAGGTAAATTTACTAATGCTGGATCTGATTCAATTAAGAATTGGAATACAGGTAATGTAACAAATATGAATGCTATGTTCTCTGGACAAGCTTTATTTAATCAACCAATTGATACTTGGGATACTAGTAATGTTACACTTATGAGTTATATGTTACAGTGTCTTAGTTTTAATCAACCATTAAATTCATGGGATACTAAAAAAGTAACTACTATGTCAAGAATGTTACAGATAGCTACTACATTTAATCAACCAATTAATAATTGGGAAATTCCACTTGTAATAGACATGTTTAACTTTATGTATTTTAATAATCCTTTATATTTAATTATTAGTTTTAATAAACAAAATTATTCTGATTTTTTAATTAATCTTGCAGGACAAACTTTACAACCAAATGTATCTCTTAATGTTAATCAATACTATAATTCAGCATCTGTTGCATCAAGAACAATATTAACATCAGCACCAAATAACTGGACAATTGTAGATTTAGGATTTCAACCATAAAAAATAAAATATGTGGTATTTAGCAACAAATGAAATAAATGTTTTTCACTATGGTGAAATGTTTGAGAATGCAGTTGTAACAACAGGACAACCTATATTGTTATATTTTGAAACTGAACAAGCACTTATTGATAAGCTTTTAGAATATGGTCATGAATATGTTGCACCAAGTTCAGAACAAAGTTATCCACCAGAACCTGAAGAAAATTAAATAATTTTTAATAATTTGTTTTTATTTATAAATATTTTTATATTTGTAAAAAACTAAACAAATATATTATGTCAGATAAACCTAAATGTGGATGTGGAAAATCTCAAGACCCTGATGGATTTTGTGATGGATCTCATAAAAATAATGAAGCTCAAGTAATTATTAAAGAAACAAAAATTTATTCTTTTGGAGATATTTTAGTAGGATTAAATACTGAAGAATTACCAGAAGGTGTTGAATTAGAAGTAAAACAAAAATTTTCTGAAATTACAGAAATTTTAAAAAGTACTTATACAATGTCAACACAATCTCCAGTTAAAAGTTTATTATTTGATCATGCAGTAGGAGAAATACTAAATGCTCAAATGTCTGTTGTTAAATTATTAAAACTATAAATATGACACCATTTAAAACATTAAGAGGAAGAAGAATACTTATTGAAGTTCCTGTAAAAAAAGAATCAGTAATTACATTATCTGAAAAAGATCAAGATGCTTTAATGTATGAAGCAATGAAACAATGGAACAAACTTACTGTATATGCCATAGGTGATAAAGTAGAAGAAATTGCTGTTGGAGATTCAGTATACATTCCTGTTCCACAATTAGAACATGCAGAAAAAGTTGACATTGATGGTAGTGTAAAACTAATGTTTAATGAAATGGACATAGCAATAATATGGTAAATATAACAGATGATCTTCCATATTTTTCAGGAAGAACAAGTACTGATAAAATTAATTCTAAAGAACTATCTAAAGAAGACATAGATAAAAGAACTAAAAATAGTTTAGATTCTGAATATAATAAAAATTATGTTCATGATTTTAGAAAAGATATTCCACCATTTGAAACCCGTCCTAAATATTATGGTGGAAAAGATTCAACATATGAAGTTTTTAATGTGTTAGAAGCATGGAAGTTAGATAAAGATTTTTACTTAGGAAATGTAATAAAATATTTAGCTAGAGCTGGTAAAAAAACTTTTAATAATAAAGAAGATTTAGAAAAAGCATTAGTATATTTACAACGTAGAATTGATACCTTATGAATTATTTAATAATGTTATTTATTTTAAGCATAGCATGTTTGTTATGGATTATAGGAAGTTCTTTTAAAGGACCTGTATACAATAAAATTAAAGATGCATATGAACTAGACCATCAAGGTGAAGCTATTGGTTCATACTTTATTGTTGCCTCACTTCTTTTAATTTTCTTTGCCGGATCTTTTCTATAATTTTTTTGTTTTTATTAATAAATTTTTGTATATTATATATATATTATTAATACTTAAAAAACAAAAAAATGGACATTTTAAATTTTATTAGCTGGATTAAATCTAGTAATTACAGAGCAACATTACCAACAGATGTACAAAGTCTATTAGTTATTGGAGCTAAAGACCCAAGTAGAGATGATGGTTATCTATCATTAGCAATTAATACAGCACCTTTACAAGCAGTATATGATACAGCTAATGTAACTCAAACAACAGCAATAAGTACTGCTGTTACAGTTAATGCACATAATGGAATTATTACTACAGTATCAAGTACTTTAGCAGGAGGTTCTAATGCAGCATTTACAGTAAATAATTCTAAAGTAACTACAGCATCTAAAATTTTACTTACAGTAAATCATCCAGGAGCTGGAATTCCTTTATTAATTACAGAAGCTCTTGCAAATGGAAGTTTTGCTATTCGTATTTATAATGTTTCAGCAGCAACAGCATTTAATAATTCATTAAAGATTTCTTATCTTATACTTGATTAAAAAATAATATATTGTGGATATTTTAAATTTCATTTCTTGGATAAAAGGTAAAAGAGTAGTTACTACTGTTGACCCTGATAGAACTTTACTTCCTGTTGGTTTAAAAGATGGAAGAAGAGATGATGAATATCTTGCTGGTGCAATATCCGTAGCTAATTTTATTACTCAATTAGGACCTGGTCAAATAGGACCACAAGGGCCTCAAGGAGTACAAGGACCTCAAGGTATTCAGGGTAATCAAGGAATACAAGGAATACAAGGAAATACTGGTGCTCAAGGAACTGCGGGAAACTCTATAACTTTACTTGGATCATATGTTGATCTTGCTGCATTTAATGCGGGTGCAGGAAGTCTTCCAGGTGCTAATATTGGAGATGCATGGATTTTATTATCAGATGGTAGTTTAATGACATGGAATGGAACAGTTTGGTTTGATGCTGGAGATATTAAAGGACCACAAGGTGATCAAGGTCCACAGGGAATACAAGGTATTCAGGGTATCCAAGGTTTACAAGGAGTTCAAGGAATACAAGGTATTCAGGGTGTAAGCGGAACTTCAGGACTAGAAACTTATGTTAGATACTCTCCAATATTTCAAGCTACTGGTATGACCTTTACAGGTAGTGGGGCAACTTACCCAACATATAATTCTTATTATATTAAATCAGGATTACTAGTAAGTTTTGTAATAGAGATTGATTTTACAACAGTAACTAATTTTGGTACTGGTCAATATAAAGTAGAATTACCATTTGCTCCTGCATTTGCATATAATCACTTTAGTGGTTGGATTTGGGCTGATCCTAATATTAGTCCAGATGTAGGAACTGGTCATACAATACTTAATGCTGATACATCAGGTATAACAACTGTGTTAGATTTACATTACTTAAAACAATCTGGGGGAGCTAATTCACCAATTAGAGAAGGACTATGGATACAAGGCACTCCTGTTACACTAACTACAATTAGTAAAGCATATGTCAATGGTACCTATATTGCTTTAACTTAAATAATAAAAACAAATAATTATGTCAGTAGGAAATTTAAAAACAGATGGTCAAAAAGGAAATAACTTTCCTTGGCAATATAAAATGTTAGTTGGATTAGATGCTATCTTATCTGCTTTATCTGGTGGAGGATCATATCTTGCACCTCAAACAAGAACAACTAATATTATAAGAACATCAGCAGCAGGATCTATTACAGTAGGAAAGTATAGTGCTGCCTTTGCAAATGTTGGTGCAGCCAATGCTACAGTAAAAGGTATTACTATTGGAGCAGGAGAAACTATTATGTTTGATGCTGGAACACTTAATAATACACTAGATGCTATTGCTTATAATGGTACAGGAACAAGTTTGTTGATAACATATATTTCATAACTATGAGCACACAAATTAATTTATCAAAAAGAATTGCTATTCAGAATGAGTGTGTAACACTTACACCTAATGTAAATAGTATTAACTTTGAAGGAAGCGGAATAAATGCTACTACAAGTGGTGATAATGTTACAGTAACTGTACCAGGTTCTTATGGTTCTACTATTTTTTATCTTAATGAAACAGTTGCACAAGCACCGTATAAAGAATTTTCAGCTGTAATAACTACTGCTATAGAACAAATTGTTCCGGCTACAGTTGCTGGTGGTAGTACTGCTACTATTGCAGCTTATCAAACTCCATCTGGAGTTCCCGGTACAACACTTATTCCGGGAGGATTTTGGCAATTTTATTTACACCTTAATGCAACTACAGCAGGTCAGAATTGGATCATTAGACCTTTTCTATACAAAAGAGATTTAGGTGGTATAGAAACATTAATCTTAACACCTGATCCTGTTATTGTAACTAATATGAGTACTACAACTACTCAGTATATATCTGATGCAGTATTATCTTCAACTTCACTTTTTGTTACAGATAGAATAGTAGTTAAGATTGACATGCAAAATACATCAGGTGTATCTCAAACTGTAAACTTTAGAACAGAAGGATCTCAACATTATTCAGTTGTTGCAAATACACTTAATCAGAATACAGCTATACCCGTACCTGAAATTATTGTTTTAGGTACAGGAACATGTTCTACAAATAGATGTGGTGTTAGTAATATAGCTAGTGGAGCTTGTTCTGCAGCTTTATCTGGATCTTCAAATTCAGCAACTGGTTGTGGAGCAGTTATTGCCGGTGGATCTAGTAACACAGCAAGTGCTGATTATTCAACAGTAAGTGGTGGTTTTAGAAATACAGTAAGTTGTAATTTTTCAACAGTAAGTGGAGGTTATAATAACACTACAAGTGCTATTTATTCAACAGTAGGTGGTGGATTTACTAATACAGCAAGTGGTGCTATTTCAACAATAGGTGGTGGTAGATCTAATACAGCAAGTTGTAATTATTCATTCATTGGTGGAGGTATAGGTAATACTTCTTCTAGTAAGTACTCAACAGTAAGTGGAGGTCAAAATAATTCTATTGGTACATTTTCATCATACTATAATTGTCCAATATATGGTTCAACAATAGGAGGCGGTTCTTGTAATACAATTTCTTCTTATAGTGCTTGTTATGAAAGTTACGGTAATACAATTGCTGGAGGAACTTGTAATAGTACACTTTCATCATATTATAATGGACAAACAATTGGTGGTGGAGTTAGAAATACTACAAGTGGTGATTATTCTACAATAAGTGGAGGGTGTACTAATACAGCAAGTGGTGATTACACAACAGTAAGTGGAGGATCTGGTAACATAGCATCAAATAAGAGTTCAACAGTAAGTGGAGGTAATAATAATAATGCAAGTGGACGTTCTTCTACAATAGGTGGGGGTACTAATAATACTGCAAGTTGTGATGCTTCAACAGTTAGTGGAGGATATCAAAATAATGCAAGTGGTAATAGTTCAACAGTAGGTGGAGGATATCAAAATACAGCAAGTGGTTACTACTCAACAGTAAGTGGAGGTATAAATAATAAAAATATTCAAGAAAATTCAGTAATTACTGGCGGTACCTCTAATTGTTTATGTGCAACAGGTAAAAGTTCTGATTCATTTATAGGTGGTGGTAATAACAATTCTATGAGTTCTTATGAAAATTCTGCGTCAGCCATTGTTGGTGGTAGTTGTAACACTATTTCAGGTTATGGAGAAAATAATGTTTTTATAGGTGGCGGTAGATTTAATACTCTTTCTAGTTATTATGGAAAATTTAATACTATAAGTGGAGGTTACTATAATAAACTTTGTAATACTACATGTCTTGTTAATTATGGTTCAACAATAGGTGGAGGTATAGGTAATAATACACTTGGTGGAACATTTGATTTTAATACAGGAACTTACACAACACCACCTACAGCATTTTGTGAAGCAGGAAGATTATCATTTATTGGTGGAGGATATAGAAATAAAGCAACTTGTGACTTTTCATTAGTAGTTGGTGGTGCCTTTAATACTTCAAGTGATTATGCATCATCTATTGGTGGAGGTGCCATAAATACAGCAAGTGGATATTTTTCAACAGTAAGTGGAGGTTTATTAAATACGGCAAGTGCTAGTTATTCAACAATAAGTGGTGGGTATAATAATATAGCAAGTACTATTTTTTCAACAATAAGTGGTGGATGTGAGAATATAGCAAGTGGTAATGCATCAACAATAAGTGGTGGACGTAGAAATACAGCTAGTAATGGTTGTTCTACAATAAGTGGAGGTTATGCTAATACATCAAGTGCTTATTACTCAACAATAAGTGGAGGATATCAAAATACAGCAAGTGGTTATGCATCAGGTATTTTAGGTGGTAAAAATAATACAGCATCAAATTGTAAATCATTTATAGTTGGTTCTAATATTACAACAGATAGAGATATAACAACGTTTGTAAACAATTTATCTATTATGAACATTCCAGTATCAGCAGCAGGTTTACCAACTGGTTCTGTTTGGAAAAATGGTAGTGTATTAAACATTGTATAAGAATAAATAAAATGAAATATATTATATATTTATTATTGTTTATTTCAATTTTATCATGTTCTCTTGAGAAAAGACTAGCTAAGTATTGTCCATTATGTGTACAGAAAGATAGTACAGTAACAGTAATTAAAATTAAAGATACTACTATAACAATCCCAGGAGAAACAATAACTTTATTAGACACACTTTATTGCGACTCATTAGGTAATGTTAT